GGCAGTTGATTGGGTGAATCCACACCCTGGGAGTACATACGAGGCACACCCATGAAAAATGACAGACTGAAATCTTCAGCTGCAGCCACGTAAGAGAGGACAGCGCACCTATTACCAGTAACCTGTAAAGTGTGCACCGGAGGATTCTCGTCCGTAACAGTGCGCGTGTCGACCAAATTGATACGTCGGGCATTGAAAAACCTGCGATTGGTGTAGAAAGGCAATTCTACCTCTAACGACGGGTTCAACTGTGCTGGTGTGACGTATGCACCGTTGGCCTCAGACTGGCAATTGTTGACAATAAGTGACGAAAAACCACTATTAATGTTGGTGCTCTGGAAAGCAAATTTGAACAAACTAAGTTGTTGCTCAAAACTATACGGAGAATAACTACTATTACTAGTCAAGCTTTTAGTCACACCATCGTCACGAGTGACACTGGCATATACATCAGTTAATGTAGTAGCAGCATAAAACTCCCCAGACGCTCCATTCGAATAAGGATTGCGTGTGGCTAAATACTTGCGTCTAATCCCGCCTCTATAAGCAACATAGCAGGGTGAAAAATAGTTGAGATAAGTCATGTGACAATACCCGAACTTGCCATCCACGCTGTCGTGTGGCCCATCAGGACAATACCCCTTATAATAAGGGAAATCAGGTTGAGTCAAATTCATGGTAAACCCAGAATTCTCGTTACTAGACGACCCAGTCACACAGGCCGAATGCAAACAGTATCTCTTGAGTAACTCTCGTATGCTTACTATCTGTTCACCGAAAAACACGTCCATCATGTGATCATCGGTGCTCCCGCTAGCGCCAACACTAGTGGTCACGTTTGTGCTATCAGGCGCACTGAGTTGCACCTCGGCCACCTGCTCGTCAGACTCGGGAACGACCTCCAACATCTGCGGCTGTACAGGTGCCGTAGAAGGAAAGTAACTAATATTACTAAGAGCGGCATCCGTAGGTTCAGCGAACCTGGCGTCGTCACACATGTTGACAAACACGTTGACCTCGACACTGGCATCAACGGCTGGGTCCGGATTGGGCGTTGTTAAATCATTGACTACGTACACTGACAGAGTGCCATTGCCATAGATTTTTCCCAGCGTCAAGTGGGCGTCATCCCCATTGGCGTAAGAAGGAACGGGCAAGCCATCCTCTAATTGCATGGGATTGCGCACTGGCAAGAAAGAATACTCTTTTCCCCATCCAACCTTGAAGGTAAAATCACGCATATCCGCGATGTCAATTATACGCGTGTACATGGTGTTGTACCCAGTGGAAGAGACACCACCAGTCAAGGAATCGGGATCCCAAACCACCCTCAAACGCCCCCTATGGAAATTAGAAGAAACGATCTGAAACCTAAACTCCATGGAGCCACCCCAATACTTAAAGGGTAAGGCAACCATACCGGAAGGCGTTAGATGGTACTCAGTCAATGAACTTACCGTGGG